CTCTGCCTTTTCGTGGCAGATCTCGGCGACGATCTCGAGCAGACGCGCGAGGCTGGTTGCGTCGATGGTCTGCTCGATGACGTCGGCAGCGTCAGAAGGGATACTCACTGCACAAACTCCCATCGACCTACGGTGTTGCCGTTGCTGTCGCGCAGGGGGCCGCAGTCCCGCGTGTCGGGCCCGATACCTTTGACGACGGCAGTGGCCAGCGTCACCAGGATGAGGGCGATCTCAGGCCCGGGGTGGGGCTCACCGTCGTCATCGCAGAATGCGGCGTTGTCGGTGTCGATGCTCAGGATGAACTGGGCCATTACGCTGCCACCTCCAGGCCTTCGTTCTCGGCGCCGGCCAGGATGGCCAGGGCGTAGCGGGGCTCGACGGCGAAGCCGCCGCACCAGCGTTGCGCGGACGGGTCGAGGTTCTCCTCCAGCCAGTCGCGGCCTTCGGGGGTGACGCCGGACACGATCACGATCGAGCCGTGATCCTGCAGTTGAATGTCGAACATCAATTTGACTCCTTGCGAATGAGGATGCAGGCGCCCGGGTGATACCGAGCTTTGCTGCCATCGGTGAACTGGATCCGAACAAACTTTGTTACGGGGGTGGTGGAGACCGCGCGCACCGGATACTCGATGCCGCGGATCCTCACGACATCGCCGGGGACGATGTCGTGGGCCCATTTGTAGCCAGTGGTGCTGGGGGTCATGTGACGAACCTCCGGCCGGTGACGACGTTGACCAGGGTGACGCCAGGGCCATGCGCGGCTCGGGCCTCGGCCCGGTCTTCCGCGGTCAGCTTCGGCGGGTTGGCCCGGTAGGCCTTCAGGAAGGCGGTGTTCTGTCTGTCCCGCTCTGCGGCTGACTTGGTGAGGTCAACCGGGAAACCTTCGGCCAGGGCGGCCTCCAGCATGTCGTCGAACGGCACGCGGCCGTTGGACTTCCAGGTCATCACGCCGTTGGCGAAGCTGGCGCTGGTGGCGAAATCTTTCATCGAAGTGATCCTTTCTTATCCGAGATAAAGTATGCCGGAGTTGAATTCGCCGAACGTGCCGGAATACATCTCGTGGTCTTCAGGGGTGTCGCTGCGTTTCCAGCCGGTGATCAGCTGGCGGGCGTCTGCCTTGCTGATCCGGACCCATTTCTCGGAGCAGCCAAACCTCACCTGGGCGAGGACCTCGCTGGCGGTGTTGATCGCGATCCGGAGATCGGCGACGTGGGTGATGTCGGTCATTGCGGAATCTCTCTTTGGTGACGGGCGGCCGAAGCCGCCCGGTTGGTGTTAGTCCTTCTCGGTGATGGTGATGGTGTCGCCGGGCAGCAGGATGCTGCCCCCGATGAATTCGGCGACCGTCTCGGTGATCAGCGTGCCAGCGCTGTCGGCGGTGCCGTCGATGCGCAACGCGGTGCGATCGAGCTCGCCGCCGCTATTGCTCAGTGTGATGATGATGGTGGTCATTGCGGAATCTCCTAGTGAGGGGTGGCCGCCCAGACTGCCTGGGCGGTGTCGAGCCAGCGCTGGGCGTGAGCAACCGCCTCGGCCCGCGTGGCGTAGGCAACGGCGGCGTTGGTGTTGTGCGTCCGCACGGTGGGGAACCGGTCGGGACCGTTGTCGGTCGTGACGACAACGACGGGCACGTAGGGAAACTTGGGGTTCCGGCCGCGCTTGACGGCGCTGGGCTTCCGGGTGGTCACGGGGTGGTCTCCTCAGTGCGATCAGTCCGGCCACGCAGCCACTCAGTGTGGTTTGGCGTGCCGGGCGTGTAGGGGTTGGTTTCGTCGTCGTTCCAGTAGCCTTCCCAGTAAGCGCTGCTGAACTTGCCCTTGCGGGCAGCAGCGCGCTGGGCGCTGCGGGCTTGCAGCGCTTTGCGGGTAAACATCAGAAGGGCATCTCCTCTTCGTAGTAGGTGCTGGCGGGCTCATCGCGGAGCGTCCAACGGGCCATGTCGCGGTCGTAGATCAGGGCCTCGTTGAAGCGCCGATCGAGGTCTTCGTTGGCCTCCTCGGCGGCCCAGTAGGCGTCTTCGGCAGCAACCTGCGCCGGGGTATCGACCCCGTAGTAGATGCAGGCCTCTTCGAAGCTGTGGAACTGATTGCCGTTTACGTCTTGATACATGTGATTTCCTTTTCGAATTTAGAAAGTCTTCCCCCCTCCCTAACCCCGACCGCCGGAAGACTGAGACCGTGGCCGTATGGCGCTGTGGACGCGCTGTGCCGCCGTGCCCGGGCTAATCGGGGTGTTGAGGGGGGATCTGGTCCCCCTAAACCAGGGGGGCGCTAGGCCCGGGACTTGCACCGGACTGACCTCTCTTTCCAACCCATATATAGGTAGGTTGACGGTAACCGTCAACCACCTCGGCGCGTATTTTTATGGAGGCGCCGCGATGTCGTGCCCATGCCAGCGCTGCGTGAACGAAAGGAGGGCCACCATGAGTAGACGAACAATCGGCGACTATGTGCTGCGCGGGTTTTTATCCCGCGACAAAGCGACCGCGCACGCGGTCATTGAAGAGGCCGAGGCAGACAAGGATCTGCTGCTGACCAAGGACGCCGACGAGGATCAGCCGCACCACGAGCCGGACGGCGATGAGGGCGGCGGTGACAAGCATACAATCGTCAATATTCACAATCATCACGAGAACGGCGACGACGACAAGAATGGCGATGACGATTGGAAGAAGTCCAACGACGCCGCCATCAAAGAGCTGCGCGATGGCATGAAGGCCATTGTCGACATGATGACGTCCCGTTCGACCGACGGCGATCTGCCGCCCTGGCTGAAGAAGGGCGACGGCGACGACAAGGATGGCGACGACGACACCAAAGACGCCGAAGTGCCGAACCCGGCCAACGCCGGCGAAGAGGCACAGACCGGCACGCCGCCGGCCTCGATCGAGCCGGATCTGATGGAGGCTGACCCGGCCTTGAAGATGGGTCCCACCATGATGGGCGACAGCACGCGGCAGTCGCGCATCAATCAGGCGATCAGCAAGCTGATCCGCGACACCAAGGCACGCGCCGAGGTGCTGTCGCCGGGGATCAAGATCGGCGTGCTGGACGGCGCGCTCGGTGACGATCGCCTGAAGCAGGCTGGCCAACGGATCTGCAACACCCGGCGGCAAGCGTTGACCGCAGCGTGCGGCACCCCGCGCGGCATGCAGGCGGTCGGGCGTCACACCAAGGACGCCATCGCGGCGATGTCGTGTGACGCCGTGAAGATGTTGTTCGTCGATGCGTCCGATCGGATGCGGGCCATGAACAACGCGCAGAACCTGCCCAGCCCGCAGTTTGGCGACAACCGCCGCGCCGCCAACAGCGATCTGCGCTCGCGGATCGAGGCGATCAACAAGCGCAACGCCGAGCAGTGGTCCGCCTGGGGCGGCACAGCAAAGCGCGCCTAACGGCCAACTGAAAGGAGACCACCATGACCGCGTATCTTTTGACGATGCCGAGTGGCTTTCCTGGCTCACTGACACGCCAGGAACACGCCACCGTGGAAGGACAGCCGATCAACACCACCAGCCCGCCACAGACCTACGGGCAGGTGGTGGTGATGGACGTGGCGACCGGCACCATCCGCCAGCCGACCACCACCGACACCACAGGCTTTTGGGGCATCAGTGTGCGGCCCTATCCGACCCAGGGCTTCGGCCCGGCCGGCTCGGCGGCGCTGAGCTCGCCGGTGGGTGCGGTGACGCCACCGACCGCGGGCGCGGTCGACGTGATGCGCCGCGGCTACATCCTGTGCCAGCTCGGCGGAGCCACGGCCGCCGTGAAGGGTGCCCCCGTCAACGTCTGGACGGGTGCCACAGGCGCCGGACAGGTCACCGGCAATGTCACCGCGGTGGCACCGGCGGCCGGCTCCTGCGTGGCGCTGCCGGGCGCTGTGTTCATGTCGGTGCAGGACCCCGGGCCGTTGTCCCAGGGCCTCGTGGAAGTGGCGTTCAACATCTAAGACGATACGTTCGTATCTACGCCGGCCTCGAGCGCATCGCGGCACCCCCACACACTCTGAAAGGATACGCCCATGCCAGACGGCATGACTGGCATCCCGCCCGCATACGGCGGTTTGCAGACGTTTGACGGCATCACGCGCGATAGTGCCGGTGCCTTCCTGACGGGAGAGCTCGAGCGGCTCGACCCGACACTGCACGAGCCTTTGGTTAGCATCACGTGGTCGCGTGATATCGATCTGCGCTCGGACATCACCACCGGCGATGAGTGGGTGTCGTTCACCAACTCAACGTTCGGCGCGTCCGGCGGTTTCGCGACCCAGGGCATTTCCTGGATCTCGAAGGACGCCAACGCGATCCCGGCTGTCTCGCTGGATATCGGCAAGACCGCCAATCCGTTGCGGATCTGGGGTCAGGAAATCGGCTGGTCGATGCCGGAGCTTGCCTCGGCGATTCAACTCGGCCGTCCGATCGATGAGCAGAAGTTCCAGGCGCTTCGCCTGAAACATCAGATGGACACCGACCAGCTGGTCTATATCGGTGATCCTGTGGTCGGCACCACCGGGCTGTTCAACCTGTCGACCGTGACGCCGGTCAACGTCACCGGCGGCACCTGGACCTCCGGCGGTGCGCCGGTGATCATCCAGCAGATCAACGAGCTGATCGCGACCACCTGGGCCAACTCTGGTTACGCCATCGTGCCAAACCAGATCCGGCTCCCACCGCTGCAAATGGCGCAGCTGGTGTCGACCCTGGTCAGCACCGCCGGCAACGTCTCGGTGCTGCGCTTCATCCAGGAGAACAACCTCTCGATGACTCACGGCTCCGGCGCGCTCAACATCCAGGCGTCGAAGTGGCTTACCAACCGCGGCGTCGGCAACAGCCAACGCATGGTTGCGTATACGAAAGAGTATGACAAGGTGCGTTTCCCGATGACGCCGCTGCAGAAGACTCCGTTGGAGTGGCGCAGCCTCTACAACATCACGACCTATTGGGGTCGGATGGGCCAAGTCGAAAGCCCGTATCCCGAGACGATTTCCTATCGGGACGGTATATAACACCGTATATACGTAATTTCAGCTTTGAGACGGTAGATTAAATCCGGGGTAACCCGCGCGCCGCCTCCTTATTGCCGACCTCTGATGAGGCACACCGAAACTTGCGCTGTCGTGCCGCGTGGCAGATCAAGCATCGCAACCACGTCTTACCTGTCTTGCTGTGTCGCATCAGCGTAGCATTGCGGCGATGCAGCAAGTGGCCAAACCGACAGGAGGGCATATGCAGACTATCCAGGTGATCAAGCCGTTCATCTTGCAGCACGATCCGCTGACCCGGAAGGTGCGGGATCCGGTGAACGTGAACAACGAGATCGAAGAGATACTGCCGTCGCGGAAGCAATATTTCGATGTCGGTATCTACGAGGTCGAGGACCACATCGCCACCCACTGGTATGTGGTGCCGCACCTGAAGGGCTACGTGGCGCCGCCGGTGATCGGGATGCCGGAATTCCAGCTGGCGCGGCAGGCGGCGGAGAAGCTCAAAGCCGAGCAGGCGGCGGTGGATCCCACCTCACCGTCACAGCCGATGCCGGCTGATGCCGTGGCACCGCGTATGGCGGGGCTGCCGCCGGGCGTGGAGCGGGCGGAGCCGATCGCGTGAGCGACGTCGTCGTCACACCTGTGCCGGGCCCGGTGCCGCTCGACACTTCTGGCGCGCCGGTGATCCCGACCAGCACCATCAGCGACCCACCGACATTCCGGCTGCACTTTCCGGAGTTCGGGGACGACACGGTCTATCCGGATCCGCAGATCCAGTTTGGCCTGGACATCTCCACGGTGTGCCTGAGCCCGTATCGCTGGGGCTCGCTGCTGCAGGCGGGCGTCGAGCTGATGACGGCGCATCAGCTGGCGCTGTCACAGCGCGCCCTGCAGAGCGGTGCGGCGGGCGGCACGCCCGGTGCGGCGGGTGGTCTGGTGACCAGCAAGAGCGTCTCCAAGGTGTCGGTGGGCTACGACGTCAGCAGCACCGCGATGGAGGGCGCCGGGCCGTGGAATTACACGACCTACGGTCAGCGGTTCTACTGGCTGATGCGCATGGTCGGCATCGGCGGCTACGAGGTGCTGAGCGACTGGGCCAGCGTCAACCTCTCAGGGGTCGCGCTGGGCTGGGCAACCGGCGTGATGTATCGCTGGGGCTCCTACTGAGCCCATGATGGACGGCGCCAACTTCCCGCCCCCGAAGGACGACGAAGCGCAGCCGCGGGCGGGGGCGCGTTGGGAGACCGTGCAGCACCTCTACACCGTGAATTCCGGCAGCGCGCCGCCGGCCAACACGCTGTTAATTGGCGAGCTCGGACTGGAGCTGGCGGACCCGGTCAAGATCTGGGCCGGCGTGCCGACCAGCATGGACGCTACGGGCCGCAAGCTGCTCTACGACAGCAGCAAGGGCGCCGGGGCGGCATTCCCCGAGGCGCCGCTCGACGGGCTGGTCTACGGCCGCCAGGGCAGCACTGCGTCGTGGCTGGGGGTATTGCCCCTGACCGGCGGCACGCTCTCCGGAGCGCTGACCATCCAGAGCACGAGCGACGCT